CTTCAGTCCAACATTGATAGTGAAGCTTCTACTCGTGCTAGTGCTGACACAACTCTCCAAAGCAACATTGATGCTGAAGAGACTGCCCGTCAATCCGCTGACTCGACCCTTCAAACAAACATCAACGACGAGGCTAGCTCACGTGCTTCTGCTGATACGACTTTACAGTCCAATATCGACGCTGAAGAAACTGCTCGTATCGCTGCTGTTAGTGGTGAAGCTACTGCCAGAGCATCTGCCGACACGACTCTTCAGTCGAACATCGATGCCGAAGCTTCCACTGCTCGTGCTGCTGAATCTGCTCTTGACGCTGCCAAAGCTAATCTTAGTGGTGCTTCCTTCACTGGAGACGTAAGCGGAACTAACCTTGTACTTAGCGGTAACTTGACCGTTCAAGGAACGACTACCTCGCTTGAAACAACAAACTCCCAAGTTAAAGACGCTATCATGCTTCTCAATGACGGAGCTGCTGGTTCTGCTAACAACGGTAACGACGCTGGTTTCATCATTGAGCGTGGTTCTTCCGACAACGGAAACATTGCTGCTGTATACGACGAAGGTGAAGATAAGTTCGCTTTCTACAGAACATCAGCTGGTGCTACTTCTACTGACATCAGTGGAGACGACAGCAGTGCTTCCTTGATCGACGTTAAAGCTAACGACGTTGTTCTTGGAGACGGTAACAATCTTGGATCATTGGCTGACTTTACAGCTGCAATGGCCTAACACTTGAGTTTGCTGAATGAGTGCGAAAGGTAAAAAAGGAGATACTGCATCTCTAACTTTTCGTCTCACAAGCTCACAAAAGAAGGAGGTAGCTGGGATCGCTAATACGCTCGGTCTCAGCTCCTCCGCTCTTTTACAGATGTGGGTAACACGAATCCTTAACAATATGAACGGACGTGGTGACCACTCTGAGATGCCGAGAGACAACAAATAATACTTATGAAGGATCACGTAGAAGGAGCTAAACTTGCAGACAGTTATACTGATCTGTGCAAAGGTGCAGTAGGGTACATGAAAGCTATGGAGGAATATAACCCGGCTCTTATGAACGCTGTCGGTAAATGGTTAAAGGATAACAACATCACGGTAGATAATCGTAGTGGTACTCCTGTTAATGAATTAGCTAAGGACTTTGAAGCGTTACCGTTCCCTCAAGAACAACAAGACGATATACCCATCGAGAAACAACTTTAACTTCTTACTACATTCCCTTATACTTTAAAGGAGTCGGCAACATAACGTCGGCTCCTTTTTATTGTTATGAAGAAGAAACACCAAGAGATACCACCACAACTACGAGACTTCCGAAACTTTCTGTGTCTTGTTTGGCGACACCTTAACCTGCCTGACCCTACTCCGTTACAGTACGACATGGCTTTATACTTGCAAAATGGACCTCGTCGTTCCGTTATTCAAGCATTTCGTGGGTGTGGTAAGAGCTGGATAACATCAGCATTTGTTGTTCATCAACTACTACTAGACCAAACAAAAAACATACTTGTTGTGTCTGCCAGTAAGAATAGATCGGATGACTTCTCCACTTTTACGTTACGTCTGATACAAGACATACCTGCACTACAGCATCTACAACCATCAGAGAACCAACGATTCAGTAAGATAGCTTTTGACGTTAGCGGTGCTCCTGCTTCTCACGCACCCTCCGTTAAGTCGTTAGGTGTAACATCCCAGCTGACTGGTTCCCGTGCTGATATAATCGTAGCTGACGACGTAGAAGTACCGTCTAACTCTCAAACACAAGGACTACGGGATAAACTAGACGAAGCCGTCAAAGAGTTTGATTCTATTATAAAGCCCCTAGAAAGCTCTAGGATTGTATTTCTTGGTACACCCCAATGCGAGGACAGCCTGTACACTAAACTGGCAGAGAGAGGCTATGAGCAGCGTGTATGGCCCGCACAATACCCAAAGGAGGAGGAAGCTGATAACAACTACGGTCCAGCCCTTGCGCCCTTTATACGGGATAACATAACTCCTGAGACCACAGGTACTTCTACAGAACCCTTACGGTTCAGTGATATGGACCTTGAGGAACGTCAGCTGTCGTACGGTCGTACCGGGTTTGCGTTGCAGTTCATGTTAAACCCTAAGCTGAGTGATCGTGACCGTTATCCACTAAAGATTAACGACCTTATCATTCACGACGTTGACGTTGACAGTGCCCCTGAAAAGATCGTGTGGAGCAGTGACCCTGAGAAAGCCGATAGAACACTACCTAATGTAGGACTGGCAGGAGACCGCTACAAACGTCCTAGCAGCCTTGTAGGAGAACTAATACCGTACACAGGGTCTGTCATGTCTATTGATCCTTCTGGACGGGGTAAAGACGAAACGGCGTATGCTGTTGTAAAGATGCTTAACAGTCAGCTGTTTGTACCGGATGCTGGTGGTATTAAAGGAGGGTACGACGAGGTAACATTAAAACGTCTCGTGTCTATTGCTAAAAACAACAAAGTTAACAAGATCGTTATAGAGTCTAACTTTGGTGACGGTATGTTTATGGAACTGATTAAACCGTTGTTTCGTAATGAATATCCTGTAACCATAGAAGAAGTACGTAGTAGTAAACAAAAAGAACTAAGGATTGTTGATACACTTGAACCTGTACTTAACAGTCATCGTCTTATTGTTGATCCTAAGGTTATCTCTAACGACTACCAGTCTGCGTTAACGTATCCTATAGAGTCTCAAGCTAGGTATATGTTGTTCTATCAACTATCACGGATAACAAGAGAACGAGGTAGTCTGGCTCATGATGACCGTCTGGATGCGTTAGCTATTGCTGTTGCTTATTGGGTAGAACAAATGGCTGCTGATGTTAACAAGAATATGTACGATAGAAAACAAGAACTACTACAAGAAGAGTTAACAAAGTTTACTGATAGCTTCTATAAACGTAAACGTGATAAAGCGATCCTTTGGACGTAACGTTGTTACTTAAGATAACAAACTCTTACATACTGTAATTAACTTCTGTTATAACTGTGATGAAGTAGTTAGTTTAAATACAGTTATATGTTAGTTATAGACGTTGTCGTTATATATAGTAATTCTAAAGTTAGACTTTAAATATGCCATTGGTTTACGTGTAAACACACCTATCCTTAAAGACGTTAGAAAGAAGACGACGATAATAACGAAACGTTATAGATGTAAAAAGCGTGTGAAGTCTTTCAGGAGCTTTTTCAATAACTGATTATAACGACGACGATTATAGAGTGTCCGTTGTTGTTAGTTGTTTTGATGAAGAGCTACTAACGATAGATAGTTTCTGTTAGACGAAACGTTATAACTGCACTCTCTTTCCGAGCCAAGAGGGGCTATAATACCAAGTTACAACCGTTACAGGTCGAGTGTCAAGACTAGAGTTGTAAGTCGTTGTTAATGAATGAATAAAAATACGGTACAAAATGACACACCTAAATTAAAGCAACAGTCTTTACTACCTAACGTATATGTTATATAGTGTAAAGTATTATGACGAACAACGACCAGACTGACGCTTTTATGTTTGATTTAGATAACCTCATACGACGGTATCAACAAGAGTACGACCTCAATGATCAGACGATTGTAGGTGCGTTAGAGTTCGCTAAACTGACCGTTTTAACAGACGCTGAGATTATTTTTAGCCCGGAAGACTTAGACGAAGACGACGACTTAGAGGACTTTATCAGCCCGAGCTTCTAGTCAGTCACTACGTTCCTTCCTATCGCACTTACTCGTTACACTCGATAACTGCTCTTTGATCCTTATAACAAGCATAAAGAGGGTTTACGGAACGTTCGTGTAACAATCAACGACGGAACCACTATAGCTGCCTTTTATAAGATGCAGCAAAGGTCGATACAAAGAGACGTTAGCGAAGCGTTGTCGAACTACAGACGAAAAAGTGGTGAAAAAATCTGAACGGCTTACGCTATATACGCGCGCATTAATTACCCCCGCGCGTGCCTGCGGTTTATCTACTGGCAGGGGGATGATCTGCAAAAGTTGTTTCGTAAATCGTTGATTACCAATAGAGTTCGTATAATAGTCATTATGTCTAATTTACACGAGTAAAGCAAATAAAGCGTTGATTGTTAAGTACTTATGAGACGAGCTAGTCGGTAGCGTTGTCAGCTGTTTTGCTTATTGCAAGTTAGTTGCATTAACAAAGGTTTACACGAGTAAAGCAAATCGTCAATTGTTCGCCTTATTGTAAGTCATTTGCATCTAGATTTTACGCTTTCAGCCGTCGGTCTTTTCCATATTTGGCAATCGTTTCCATATTTGGAAGTCATTAGTAGCTCTGATAGTTGATAAGACTTGCTAATCGTTGTCATTAGAAACACAGCAAAGTGATAAAGTTTTTATTTTTTTGTTGTCGCATCGGTAGAAATAGTCTTTTGGTGCTGTTATGAATATTGAATTATCTAAATTACTTAGACGGCTCGCCAACGGCTTGCCTTCATGCGTTGAAGTTTATCCAGTAGACGGTGATTTTGACGAGCAACTAAACGACGGCTATTCATGGAGAGCTTTGAAAGATGCTGTTAATGCTGTTGAATTGTCAGAAATCATTGTCAGAAATACTATCGGTAAACAAATTGCTTGGTATCTCGTTAGTTCAGGAGATGAGGGAATCATCGATAGCTCTGGCATTGAATGCTAATTCTTAATCACTACAAACACAACTCATTAAAACATTATTACTTATTATGAAAATCATTACTAACAATCACTATCGGCACATTCTCTACTTTTATGAGCTAGAACCAAGCGAACAAGAAGAATTGAAAGATTCATATGATACAATAGAGGAAAGCACATTCTTTCGGTATCGTGGTCAAGTTTATGATCTTAACAATTTTATGAGATCAACTGACGATCGTTTTGGAGATTGGCAAGGCTATCATTGCGATTCATTTTTTAGTGCAGTGCTAGTCAAATACGATGTTTCTTGCGAGGCGGTCAAAGTAGGTCTTGCACTTTCTTAATCACTACAAACAACTCAAAAAAACTATTATTACTTATCATGAAAATTAAAGAGGCTAAAGAGATCACAGGCGGATTGTCTAATCCTTCTAAGATGCCTGGCAAAGCTTATTCAATACCTGCCAGCCGTTGCCATGTTGGAAGCCGATTGGCTAAAGTCAAGGGTTCAGTTTGCGAGGGTTGCTATGCTCTTAAAGGTATGTATCGATTTGGTAATGTGCAGAAAGCTTTAGAGAAACGCTACCAAAGTCTTGCTGATAAAAGATGGGTCAATTCAATGGCTTTACTTATTAGTAATCAGTCTAAAGACTTTTTTCGGTGGCATGATTCGGGCGATATTCAATCAGTTGACCATCTCAAAAAGATTGTTGATGTTTGCAAATTAACTCCTGACACAAAGCACTGGCTTCCAACTAGAGAGTATAAGATAGTAGAGGATTATATCAATCAATATGGTAAACTTCCTTCAAACCTTGTCATTCGTTTATCAGCTCACAAGGTCAATTTTCCTGCTCCTGAAAAGCTTGCAAAAAGGTTAGGGGTTCAAACTTCATCTGTGACAACTTCAAAAAATGATTTCACTTGCAAAGCTCCAAAACAAAACAATGAATGCAAAGCTTGTCGATTATGTTGGAATCCTAAAGTTTCAAATGTATCTTACTTAAAACACTAATAAAACCGATAAAATAAAAATGAATAATACGATCACGAAAAAAGACCTTGATGGTGCGATTGATGCCATTAATAAACTTGTACCTCAAAAGACCTTTAGTCTGTTTAAAACACCACAAGTCTGGTATGTAGCCACCGATAAGGGAGAAAGACGAGTGATGTCAGGAAAGACCAAACAAAGTTTATATGATCAGCTTTGGGCATTTATAGAAGGTCTTAGAATACTTAAAACTTTTAATTAATACTACCATGAATAACGAAAACGAAAACATTGACAACTGGTATCCTAAGACATCTAAAAAGACTCTAATAATTCTGGCTATTTGCTCACCGATTTTGGCTTTATTTAGCTGGGTATTACTTATTTACTTTGCAATTGCATCTGATTAATAAAAAGAAAGGAAAAAACTTATATGAATAAACTCTTATTACTTCTCTTGCTACTCTTAACCTTTGGTTGCAACTCTAACAAGATAACCGATCACTATCCTATTGACTTATGTCCGAGTGATGAAGGCTTTAGCTGTCCGATTGACGGCTCACCTTGCCCTTTTTGTGGGCGTACTCTTATGCTTAACCGATAACCGATAAATAAAATATGAATACTGAAGAACAAAAAACCTTAGACTTACTTGTCCGTAAACTTATTAAGACCGTACATGAAAACGCAACCGAGTCAGATTTAGATTGTCTTGTTGATGACTTTCATAATGACTTTATAAATTACGAATGCAGGGAAGCCATAAAGAACTGGCATGACAACGAATAACATATGTAAAGTCTGCGGATTAACGCTCCAAGGCACTGACAACGAGGGCGAAGATATATGCGTAGACTGCCTAAGTGATCTGTGCTTTCCGTCCAGTAGTAATAGTTACAACATTAAAGAAGGGTGCATACGCCAGTCTTTAAACATACCACTAACCGATAACGAACGAGAGGAAACAGACCAATGTCAATGATAACACTACTCTGTATTGCATTCATATTCATTTTGTTTATCAGTATGCTTTACAACGATTAAAACCAATCAAAAAACCGATATATGAAACTCAACCTAACCGACGATATAAAAGAAAACATACGTGTCCGTGCAAAACAGCACATCGAATCAACCGATCCTTCAACCGACCATTGGGATTCAATAGAAACTCCTGATGGGTTTGTTGATTTTAACATCTGGCAAGACGATGATTACAGATGTGGTGAGTGGATTGTAACTTGTTACGACACTTACCATTCAACCGACGATGGTTGCGTACATACCGACACTTCAACCTTCAAACGGATAGCTTTATAATGAACCGAGAAATAAATTTAGAACCAAGCGTCATGATCGAGGAGTTAATGTGGTGGATTCACCAGAACGAGATGGGAGGGGACTGCATTGACCCGTCGAATAGGTTTTTCCCTCTTTATCTAGAACTACAGAAATTAAAGGACAAGCTTGACAACGATAAGCATGATCTTTACGTGTCCGTATCTGCGGATGAAACCAAATAACAAGAAAACCGATATGAACCCATTAGAACACACATTAAAATTCCTTGAATCAAAGAAGGCTGAACTCGTATTAGAAGAACAAATCGAAGACTTAAGCGATACTTTTGGCGAGGTACAAGGCGAAGTAGCTTACGACGGTATAGGAACTGAAGATGAGATAGAAGTAGGAGGTAAAACATTTGTTGATAGTCGTAAGATAAACTACGACGGTATTACTAGGTGCGCGAAAAAGTATACTGCACGGTCGTATCAGTCGGTGACTAACTTTATTACCTTTTTAAAAGAGTTAAATTGGAGTGACTTTGATTCTCATTCTGATACTAAAATTACTGTTGATAGGTCATACAAGCGTTACGACGAAAAGTTAGGGTGCAAGCCGGACGGGTTTGAGTTAAGAATCATTCCTTATTTAGAGAGGACGGGCAAGGTGAAGGAGTATGTAGGTAGACCTTACTATCAACTAGGATTAAATGAAGATGGGCAAGAATGTGAAAGCTTTTATGAAAAGGTTGACTTTTTAAAGGTTGATGAGCTTAGGGACAAGAAAGAGTTTTACGCAAAGGAAGAAAGGTTTAATCATTAATATGAGAGACTACGATAGCTGGCTGACTAGCTTCCTTGACTACGAGGATGACGACGGACTAACCGACGAAGAAAGAGAAGAACTAAAAGATTTGTACGAAGCTTGGGTAATAGATCAGTACGAACAAACACTAGACTAAACAAACATGGACGAAACGGACGAACACGAGGTATTGGAACAATTAGACGAGTCCATATCTGCATTGGTCACGAAAGGGTACGACTTTTTTTGGAGTAATAATGAGTTGTGTTACGATAGTGAGTTGAAGGTTGTACGCAGTGACCGACCTCGTGTTCGTCCGCCAACTTGGTTTTGTTTCATGAATGAAGACGAACGGGAACGACTGACTAAGTGAACGCAATCGAAGCCGAGATGAAACGATGGGGACGAGCTACCTATCGCCAGTTCCAGCAGTTCTACAAGGAGAGTGAGCGAGGCAGTGAGTTGGACAGCAGTAAGCGTGTGTTAAGTAAACTTGCACCACAGTTAGCCGACCCTATTGAAGACTTCTTTAACCGATTTGTTAGTGATGATAAGTGTCCGTCGATGCCGATTTGGTTGTGTTATATAGCCGACTTCCACCCACAAATGGTAGCACAGATAGCATTAAAGACCGTGTTAGATAAGATGTACGCAGAGACCCGACATTTTAGTAGGTTGGCCTCGGAAGTGGGTAAAGCATTTGAAGAGATCGCACGACAAAGGGTGGCAGAACACACAGTAGCCAAGAATAAGATGTTCAGCGTACAAAAATCGAAGAGTAAACGGTCTAAGATGCAACGGTTTTACACGGTAGAAAAGAATAACCGACGGTTTACGTGTTGGGAGACCCGGTTAAAGGTATCGTTAGGGGCGTGGTTGTTGGGAGAGATTGAACGACACACTGGACTGATAGAATTTCGGATGGAACGGTTCGGAAAGAAGCAGCGGAAGATTGTTACATTGTCTGCACAGTTCAGTGATTGGGTCCGACGGTACGACACATGGAAAGAGATGCTTGATCCGATGCGTATGGCGTTGCCGACAAAACCGAGAGACTGGGTAGACTTTTACAGCGGAGGATACGAAAGCTTTAACGATCCGTTTGTTATGAACCGACCGAACGGTAGCAACTACGAGTTTGCAAGCATGAAGAATCTTTACGTGTCCGTGAATAACATTCAGCAGGTAAAGTGGAAAATTAACACGAAGATTTTAGATTTTGCTCTAAAGTGTTACGAATTGGAACGGGTCTTTGACTTCCATGAGATACCACTTCAGCCGTACCTCGAGAACGGACACGAACGACCTGAAGAATTACGTGAGTGGAAGTTTAAACAGGACAAGATACGACGACGCAATGAGAGTAACCGTAGCAAAAGACTACAACACGCCAAGATATTACACCTAGCTAAGAAGTATAAGGAGTGGGACGACGTTTACTTTCCGGCACGTGTTGATTACAGAGGCAGGGTATATTATATGCCAGCTTATCTGCACCCACAGGGTAACGACTTAGCACGTGGTCTTTTGTTATTCGGTGATGGTCAACAGGTTGTGGATGAAGACGACCTTGAACGACTGTTGATCCACGGAGCTAATGCATGGGGAGTGAAGGGTAGCATTGAAGAACGGTTGCATTGGGTAGGTAAACATCAGAAGTGGTTCCTTGAAACAGCAGAAGACCCGATGACTAACGACTGGTGGATGGAAGCGAGTGAACCGTTTGGATTCCTAGCGTTCTGTATTGAGTACCAACAGTTTACAAAAGAGGGATATGGTTACGTGTCACACTTTCCTGTACGTATGGATTGTAGTAACAACGGTATGCAGATTTTACATTTGTTATTACGGGATACACGTCACGCCAAGCATTGTAACCTTATACCTGATCAACCAGTAGGAGATATGTATCAGCACATTGCTGACCTTGTGTACGAACGGTTGAAGGAGCAATCAAGTGAGAGTTATATAGCCAGTCAATGGTTTAAGTACGGAGTGACAAGAGCTATGGCTAAGGCTGCGGTGATGAATAAACCATACGGTCAGTCGTACTATCACGTGCTTAGCAACTTCTTAAGTATCATTGGGGACAACCATCCGTTTCAAGAGGGCGAGAACATCGACGCTATCAATTACCTAGCTGAACAATTCAACACGGTAGCACGGGAGGAGTTAGAGAGTGTTGTCCGTATTCAGAAGTTCTTACGTGGTTGTGCCAATGCAATAGGAAATCAGATAATCAGATGGACTACACCAAGTGGATACAAAGTTGTACAAGGACTGACTAAAACGAAACGATTACAGTGTCGTACCATAGTCGGTAACATATCAACAACGGTTGAACTGGAGGACGACACAGATGAGATCGACCCAAAGGAACAACGCAAGGGAATCACTGCTAACTTTATACAC